AGTGCAGACTTTAAGCAACTCAAAAAGGTAAGTAAAAAAGAAGTTATGACTGTAAAAGAAAAATTATGGGCAGAAGATTTAAAAATGCACATCCTTAAACATAGTAGGGCAAATGAACTTATATCAAATGGCGAGCCAGAAGTTCCAAACATAAACTATATTTTTGGATTACCTTTTAGAGGTAAAGCTGATTTACTTTGTGAAGATAGAGTTGTTGATATAAAAACAACAGGAGATATAGATAATTGGGAATATAATAAATATTTTTATGGTTATGATATACAAGCTTATCTTTATATGAAACTATTTAATAAAGATAAATTTGAATTTGTTGTAATAGATAAAAGAAGAAAGAAGGTAATAACAGATGAAGCATCAGATGATTTTCTTAGGTCTGGAAAACGAAAACTTGAAACAGCAGTTAAGAACTATGTCAAATACTTTGGAATTTAGTCATCCATTAACCAAACTGTATTTCGATTATACAGTGGAGGATCTGACAGAGGGTTCTACTATAAAAGAGTGTGAAGCTGGATTGAAGTTTTTTGAGGAACTAGAAATGTATGAAGAGTGTCAAGGAATTTATTTAGCTATTAAATACGCAAAATTTTTTATAAGTTTGTGTAAAATATAATTATGAAGTTAAAACAAATAAGAGATTTTGTAGAGAACTACACAGAACTAGATATCTCAGAAAACACAAGAAAAAGAAATATAGTAGATACTAGAGCTATATACTTTTATCTTTGTAGAAAACATACAAATCTTAGCACACAAACAATAGGCGAATCATTAGGTCTACACCATTCATCTGTACTACACTCTGTAAAAAAAATAGCACCAGTAGTTATCAAGATAAATCAAAGTCTTGCAAACCTTTGCAAGAACTTTAGTAAGATACATAAAGAAGCGTTAAAAAATACTACCGTTAGCAGAGAAAAACTTCTTGAAGAAAATGTAAGATTAAAATCAGAGTTATCCTCTTATAAAAGTAACAAACTTATAGAACTTGTAAAAGACATACCTAAAGAAAGCATAGATTTTGTTTTTGATAGAATTGTTCTTACGACTTCTATTATAAATCAAGGTGTTGAAGAGGATAAAGAAATCTACGAAGAGTGTTGAAAAGAAAAAGATTGCTCCTGAATATAATTTAGATGCTATCTCTTGGTGTATAAATAATGGTTATAAATTATACCCAAAGCCAGTAGGCAAAAACTTTATAATAATATTAGAGTACAAAGGCGTAAAAGCTGAAAGCGAAAAGATATATACAAAAACGAATTGGAGTGATAAGATCTGGCAAACATACGAACATATATACAAAACTAAATGCCTAGAAAGAAAACAGTAAGAAAGTATATGAAATCTACGGATGGTAGAAAGAATAATGGTCAGAAGCCAGGAGACGCCATTTTAAGGCGTTCTCTGGCGACTTCTAGTAAAATGAATGTCGCTAAACGCAATAGGTCAAAAGTATTAGCCACAGACGCTATAAGACAAGTCTACGGGTCTGAACAAGAGTTTTGGAAACTTATAGCTGAGAATGCAAGAGAATCACAGTTTGACCGTAAGATGATCGTAGAGTATGTTTATGGTAAGCCAAAAGATTATGTAGATTTAGGTACAAATGCAGAAAAGGTAGATATATCCATAATGAATTTCTTTGAAGGTAGTAAAGAAAAAACAATAGATATAGATGAAACCACCGAAGCTGAATAGCAAGTACCAAGCATTTGGAAATCAATCAAGATATTTTTTAGTTACTGGTGGTCGTGGTAGTGGTAAATCATTTGCAGTAAATGTATTTTTACTACTGCTTACTTATGAAAGAGGTCATAAGATATTGTTCACTAGATATACTATGGTATCTGCCGCATCTTCTATCATACCAGAGTTTATTGAGAAGCTAGAACTTATGGGTGTGGTCGAAGACTTTAGAATAACTAAAGACGAGATCACTAATATAAAAACAAAGTCTAGTATATTATTTAAAGGTATAAGAACTGCATCAGGTAATCAAACTGCCGCACTCAAATCATTAAACGCAATAACTACATTTGTATTAGATGAAGCTGAAGAGTTGACAAACGAAGATGACTTTGACAAAATAGATCAATCTGTTAGAGTGAAGAATAAACTCAATAGGGTAATTCTGATTCTAAATCCAACTACAAAAGAGCATTGGATTTATGGTAGGTTCTTTCAAAACAGAGATATACCTGAAGGTTTTAATGGCATCAGGCAAAGCATCACCTACATACACACAACATACATAGACAACAAAGATCATTTGTCTATATCATTTCTAAATCAAATACAAGATATTAGAAGAAGAAGACCAGAGAAATATACACATCAGATTATGGGTGCGTGGTTAGAGAAGCAAGAAGGTGTGATATTTAGAAACTGGAGGATAGGAGACTTTAATGAGAACTATGATATTTATTATGGTCAAGACTTTGGATTTAGTATTGATCCGACTGTTCTCACTAAACTCAGTATAGATAAAAAAGGTAGGCGTATCTTTTGTAAAGTAATGTATTGTAAAGTTGGACTATCTACATCACAGATAGCAGACTTCAATATTAGATATGCAGGACCACAATTAATAATATCAGATAACTCTGAGCCGAGACTTATAAAAGAAGTCAAGGCGAAGGGAGTGAACATAAGACCGACCATTAAACGCAGTGGGTCTATTTTATCTGGTATTGCATTACTTCAAGACTTTGATTTAATTATTGATCCAGACTCTACGGATCTTGTCAAAGAATTAAATAATTATGTTTGGGCAACTAAAGGTCAAACAAAACCTGTCGATAAATTTAATCACTGCATCGACTCAATCCGTTACGCAGCTCAATACGCTTTAGAAGGATTTAACAAAGGCACTTACTCTATTCGTTAAACGCAGTAGGATAATCATTAAACGCAGTAGGTTTATCGTTAAACGCAGTGGGTCAAGCAGATACACAAAAAAATAATTAACATTTTATACACAATTATTAAAAAAAGTTTTATATATTGCATCCAACAAAACATTTTAATTATGAAAGAAAAACAATTTAAAAGCAAATTAGTAGAATGGTATCGAGATTATAGAATACCTGTTAGGGTTGAATATATGTTAGATCCTGAGACTAATAATGTGATTCTCGATAAACAGGGAATGAGATCGTCTCTAAGTGACGAGATAGCAAGACTTAGTAGACTTTTAAAATTTGGTGAAATACCAGAATAAATTCTTTAATTGGGTTTGTCATGCAAACCCAATTAAAACTATAAAATTAAACTATATGAATGAAAAACTAAAACAATTTATTAAAGAGTCTGAGAATGGTAAGATATTCTCAGCAACCTTCATTAAGAAGGATGGAACCGAAAGGAGAATGAACGCCAGGCGTGGAGTCTCTAAAGGTATAACAGGACAGGGAATGTCATTTGACCCAATGTCAAAAGGATTGCTTGTTGTGTTTGATATGCAAAAGCTTGCATACAGAATGATTAATTTATTTACTTTAAAACAGATTAATATAAATGGTAAACAAATAAAACTTTAAATTATAAAACAAAACAATATGAAATTAAATGAATTTAAAAAAGCTATGAAAGAAGTTTTCGGAGATAGATATATTGACGGAAACGGATCAGGTACTTTGAACCTTAAATCAAAAAAGGATGACTCCATTGAGTTAAGAGAATCAGCACACAAATTATTATTTCAGGGAAACGCTAAACAAAAATTAGAAGGAGCTGGAATGTTAAAAGTGTTGGATAAGTTAAATTTAGATAATGGTAAAACAAAATAATTATGGCGACAAGATGTACAATTAAAATAGAAGGCGTAGAGTACGCTAAGATATATAAGCATTGGGACGGATATCCAGAAGCTAATTATATATGGTTAAAAGAGTTTAACGATAGATTCAATAAAGAGCGAGGGGATGACCCTAGTTATAAGTTTGCTCAACTGCTTAGGTTTGCCAGTAAATATGGCGAGGAGTTTAGATTAGATCAATCTGAGTTTACAGGTTGGGGAGTTATTAAATATGATGCTGAATGTTGGGAAGAGTATGAATATTGGCTAACGGAAAAAGAGGTGCTTGTTTATCGAGTCGGCTTTGACGAGAAAGATAATCAATACTTAGAAAGGATACAGGAAGACGAAATTGAAAGTATGATTAAAAACTTAAATGAATCATTAGCAAAAGGTATATTATGAAAATGAAAGATAAAATAGCTGATCTTGAAAAGAAACTTGAATCAGCAAGAAGACATACTTATATTTACGATAGTCATACGATAGCCTGTTCAGATGGTGAATTATATATTGAATATGGAGACATAGATGATAATAAAACCTTAGTCTGGAATGTAGACGACATTTTTAATAGTTTAGATTTTATTGTAACACAGGTTACAAAAGAGAAAGCTAAATTATATGAATGGAGACTTAATAGAATTAAAAATTCAATTAAAGAGTTATGAGAACATTTGGTAAGATATTAAGAATGTTTTTTACATCCAAAGGAACGCAGACGTGGGTTTGCGTTCCTTCCACAATGGATAGTGTAAAACAAAAGAAATACTTTATTAGGGAAACTAAAAGGTTTTTAGAGAAAACAATTAAAATTAAATAATATGAAACAAAGAGAAAAAATAATAGAACTTGCAGACGGCATTATAGATTATATGTCAGAGCAAATGATTATGCCCAGAATATTCGAAGATTTTGGGCACGAATTAGATGCTGAGAAGTATGAAGATATTTCCAATGCAGTTTACGAACAAATTAAATTAAGAATGTAATTATGACAAATAGAGAAGACTTAGCAAGAGTGCTAAAAGATTATCAGCATTTGGTTAATCAATACCAAAAAAAAGAATCAGAGTCCGCACAAAAGGACAACCTGATACAGGAACTGCAAGACAGGATAGATTGTTTAACAGCAAATATAGAAGTGCTACAAACTAAAATATATGATGACTAAAAAAGGAGCTTATACAATAAATGATAAATACTACGATTTGGTTATTTATTATAATTATACTTATGACCCTGGAGATTGGATGCAACCTCCATCTACTGACGTTGATGTTTATAAAGTTGAGCTGAATAATGAAGACATAACTGAATTTTATTTTGATCACATCTCAGCTTTGTTTGACGATCAAGTTTATCAGTTTGCAATTCAAGATCATTAAACGCAGTAAGTTCTTAAACGCAGTGGGTCATTAAACGCAGTAGGTTCTTAAACGCAGTACGTTTTTTTACTGCGTTTTTTATTTATAGGTATAAAAAAAAATTTGTCATTTGTGCATAAATTGTTAATTATTTTGTATATTAGTATTGTTGTTAAAGTCAAGACCTATTTAAAAAGGTCGGTTGAGCGAGCAAAGGTCAAAGCAAAATACCTAACGAGACAACAAGGGAGCTAATCCCATAAATAGCGAAAGGGTGTAAAAAGGTGGCACCTACTCAAAGACAAATTAAAACACCTTTAATTTAAATAAATGTTATGAATGCAAATATTATTTTAACTTATGAAGATAGACCTCAACAGATTTTTGATGTTAGTCTCCAGGATTTGAGCATTGATTTTAAAAAGTCAATGCTCTTAAATGTGTTATCTGAATTAGATTTAGATAGCTATAACAATTTAGTAAAATTGTCCGCTTGTTTTGATTGCGATTTTGATGAAGCAAATCAAAACATTTTAACCTCAACCGCTTTAAAATGTAATGCTAAATTATATTTTAATAATGGTAAATTAATTTAAAACAAAACAAATGAAAATTAAAACTTACAATTTAAAAAGCCCACGGACAGGAAACGCCGTGGCAAATCAATTTAAGATCATACACGAACACGATAATTTTAGAACTATCTTTTTCCAGTCATATGACTCTGTAATTGCAAAGCTCCACTTAAACACAAAAGGAGATTGGGCGGTTTATCTGGACTCTGAAGACTGGGATTATTCTAGAACTACATTAAAGTATTTAAGATTATTTCTTAATGACTATATCAATTTTAATGGTTTAACAAAAGACATTAGAAATAATATTAGGAAAGGTTTATATAAATTAACTAACTTAAATTAATAATTATGAAAATAAATAATAAATTAGTGACAAACGAAAACGGCTTATGTGTTTACAAATATGAGCCAAAAGGTCACAGCCCTAAATATTTTATCAACACTGAAAAGCTGTTTGAATATCTTGCTGACTATTCTGGTGGTAAGTTTTTCACAACTGAAATTAGTCTGGTTGATGGAGAGCTCGAGATGATTTGTATGAAAGATGGAGGGACAGAGGTATGGTTTGAAAAATTGACTAAAACGGAGGTTTATGTTCCTGTTGAGACTTTAAGGCATTTTCCTGAATCAATGTTAAATTATTAAAGTTATGAGCAGTAAACAAAGATTTGAAAGGGCTTTACGACTTGCCAAAGAGCAAGGCAAAGCCAACAGAAATAAAACAAGGTCTGTATTAAATAATATTTTTAATGCAGGTATTGAAACACAATTAAATAAAATAAAACAAAATGAGAAAACTAATAATTAAAACACTTATATTATATAGCTTTTTAGGCTATACTTTCGCAGGTTTTACGGCTCTTCTGATACTCGTTGAGCTGTTATCTGCATAACATAATAGAAAAGCTCTAAGCCCCTCTTAATGAGGGGTTTTTTTATGTCTATACTTTGCCGAGTCTCTTCCCGTTTCATTTTATCGGCTTTTAATTCCCTATTTTACAGAAAAAATCAATAATTAACGTAAAACGCAATGTGCCTGGAGGGAGTGTCCTCTC